AATACTAGCAGCCATGTCACCAAGAGCCAAACTTATACGACCATTTCTATTATACAGATATCTTTTAGCTTTTGAACCACCAGCTGGCACCATAATGATTCTTTCTATCTTACCTTTCATCAACTTGGTTTTTCCTTTGGTAACTAGAAATGGGTGAAACTTAGAACCTTTGGCAATACTTGAGTCATATTTAATACTTACGATATCACCCTTTTTAAGTGAATTATAAACTTTAAATTTTTCTGAATCACTGATGTGATTATGATGAAATTCGTTCATACCCTCTTCAACAGGTATTAAGTAAGCACCTTTCATCATATCCAATCCATAAGGGTTTTGATTGGTTGAATGATTCTTGTTCTTGGTGAATAAATTATAAACGATTAAATCCTTACCTTGATACTTAGTTCTCTTTTTATCAACCTTGTATACTTTAGCACCCTTATCTCTCTGTAATGATCTGATTTTCATAGCAGCTTTGTTCTTGTTATAAATGGTTTTAAATTCATTTATACCTTCTTTTATACCTAAAGTTTTTGGTAAAGTTACTGTGAGATTTACGAGTTCATCAGATGTAAAGTTATCCAAAGCCTTCTTATGTTTCTTCATCTTTGGGTGGTTATAAATCTTCATAATAGTATTGGCTGTTTTTCCATTCATTTGAGTACCAGTAACCGTACCATACTTATTCTTTTTAGCTAAATTATCAATTGATTTTATAACTTTTGATTCTTCATTTACAGATTCACTTTTCTTTTTCTTCTTCAATCTATTCAGTGCTACTTTATAAGCTATGTCTAATGGTAATGGAGCTTGTTTTCTCTTTGGATCATCATACTCTTTACCAAATGCTTTTTTATAAATTTTTCTTTTTTGTTTATCTGATACCTCGTTAACACTTTCACTTTTCTTTTTCTTAACACAATTAGGATATCTCTTTCCAAACATGGTCTTCATGCCTTTCTTTTCATACCCCTTCCAGCACTTTTCATTTAAATCCCAAACTTTGATTTCATCTACTGATTCATCTGCTTCTTTCAATTGTTTTGCCATCTGTAGTAACATTTGTGACTCATTCTTTTTTCTAAACTTATCTAATAATCTACTGAATAATGATTTAGCTTTCTTATGAGCTGCTGGATCTTTATCTTTATATCGTGAGTTACGAGCAGTATTTACTGATATTTTCTTACCCTTACTTTGAACAACCATACGTTGAGCAGCAGCGATAGCAGCTGGATTTTCATTTATGGTTTCATCTATAACAGAACCCACGTAATCGTTTATCTCTTTCTTCAAACGACTCTTTTCAGCACGTCCTCTGTTCTTTGATTCAGCTTCAAATCCCACTATCTTTCCCCCCTTATGAGAAGCATCTTTACCATCTCCATTCCCATAAGTGCCTTTTTGTCGGTTATATTTGTTCAACTCAGCTCTGTACTTCTTAGCCTTTGTTGATGATTGAAATTTCTTATACTCTGCTTTATAATCTCTATCGGCAGCCTCACCTAACTTGCTCATCCATTCCAAACCAGGAACTACTACATCTACCCAATCACCTTTTACATTACCTTTAAATTTTTTCTTCATCTTTTTATGAAATGCTTTTCTTTCATTTTCGTAGTCATCCACTACCTTCTGTAATCGAGGTGGTAACTCACCTGTCTTTTTGAATAACTCTCTTTCTTTTTTTACTTCGGCTGGAGTTAAACTTTCTTTTACATTCTTACCAAATATCTTTCTCATCTTTTTATTAAACCCAGCACTTCTCCACAATCGAGATGCTTCAACAGAATAAGGTTCTATTCCTTTTTTAGCCATCAATTTATTAAATTCACCATCAATCTTATCTACTGCTTTGTTTTGTTCTGGTGTCCAAGCGTCTTCATTTACTTTTTTATTGGGCAATCCCTTATGTTTTGTTTTGGCATATTTCTTAACACTACTTTTTTTCATTTTCTTCGCCGCATCTTGTGCGTCCTTGTTAAAATCAGAGGGATCAGCTTCACCCTTTTGGATTGCCCTTACTATTCCCATGAATTTCTGTTGTTTCTTGGAAACAGAAGGCATCCTACCCTCTCATTATGTCGTTAACAATCTTCTCTAAGTTACTCTCAGGTGAACTATGTCCCACTGACTCATTTACAGGTCTCATAAAAGCACCATGTGTAGATGGATTTGATACGAAATCAAATGCTATCAACTCAAAGTCATCTTGAACTTCTACTGTACCATCCTCACCATCAGATTCTTTAATCGGTTCTACTGAACCTAATCCACGAGAACTGATACCAAGTTTGATACCTGATTTAAATAATTCTTTTAAGATATTACCAGCTGGTGTACTCAATACCTCAACTGTTCCAAGTAAGTCGTCATTATCCCAATGCATCTCCAATACATTATGTGAAGCATTGTTTAGGTTTACAACAGAAGATTCAGGATGATCTAACTCACCTAAAGCTCTTCTTTCCCTTACATTGACATCTTCGTATTTCTTAGCCTCTCTGACCAATACTTCTCTTGGGTATATCCTACCATTTTGGTTTTTAGCAGCAGCTCGTTGTAAAACTCCTTTTACAACTAACCTACCATTATTTTCTTTTATAGACTCATCTATCTTTTGTCTTGATATTTCAAATGGTCTAACATCTACTAATAATTGTTTACTCATGATTAATCCCTCGTCCAGGTTTTCCAAGCAGTTCCATTGTAAATAAAAATCTTATCACTAGCTATACTGTAAGTCATAGTTCCCTTTGTTGGATTAGCAACTTGTGCTTCAGCATCAGTATTGAAAGCGGCGATACTACTTGGATTATCATATGCTAATTGTTTAGGAATTGATTTTTTAGGATCATTTGGATCTACTTTATACATTTTATTTTCCTCTCCAAGAAGATCGTTTCAACCATATGTCAAACAAAATATCCGATACTTCTTTTCTTATTTGTTTTCTAATTTTTTCAACATCAGATTTATCTAATGCTTCATCAACAAACTTATAGCCAGTTTGTTTCTCAATATTCTTTTTTCTTTTCTTCTTCATACCCTTTTTACTAAAAGCATATGGAGTTTGATACGTGTCAATGCTCGCAGTAGTTGTTATCTCCTTCAACTTCTTACGATATAGCCTACTGGCTAATTCCTTAACTAAGTTATTGAATTTTTCTGAGTTCTTTATCGAGTTCATAATATCTCAACAATTGAACAACTGAATCATCTTGAGTTGTTTTTGACTCATTCAAACAAAATTTATCAACACAGTTAATAGCTTCTGTGAGTTTAATCCTCAGTACCTCATTCTTTACGTTTTTAACTCTAGATTTTAACGATTTTTTTAGAGTTGGTAGTTTAGAGTTTACGAATTTGTTAAACTCATTAGAATTTGATATGCTATTTATGTATTCTTTTAACACCGATTTTTGATTAGAGGAAAGTTTAGTATACTTTTCATTAAATTTTTCTAATAATATTTTATATGAAAGTATCCTAACATCTTTATTTTTTAGGTCTTTAGGTAGGTAATCAGCATTTCGTTGTGTATTTACAGTTGTGATGTTTTCCATAACTATAAAATAACTGTCGGTTTTATCATCAGGACTTAATTTAGAACCACCTTCAAATAGCTTATATATAGAAGCATATTGTTTATAATTGTCTAGTTTTGCAGAGAATAAGTTTTTTGAATCATAATGTTGGTTAATCTCTTTTATTACAGTATACTTTTCTCTATTTAAAGTGGTTTGATTAAGTTTTCCCCTTTGTCTAAGTATTTCAGCTAAGAAAAAGTCAGCTTTTTTGTCGTCTTGAAATTTCTTTTTTAATAATAAATTATACAAACCGAGTTCTTTTCCAACCTCGGTGTTTTCGTTAAATCTTTTTTTGATAATTTTCACTGCTTTTGATGTTTTCTTTTTGTTCAAAACATCTACAGTTACTTGTCTTAACAGAAACTCAAATAACATACCAGTGTTTTTGAGTTTATTGTGTTTAAATTTTGCCATATGAGATTCCACTTTGTGTATTATGATTCATATATAAATATAACCAAATTTAGAATAGGTGAGTTTTACTCTTCTATAATATTGTCTTCTGACAATAAATCTGTAGTTTTTCTTCCAAATTTCTTTTTAAGTTGGTCAAGCATCCCCTCATGGGCTACTAATGTTGAAGCTTTGTTTGTTGCCAATGGTGATTTACCTTTAAACTCCCTTTTACCGAAACTACGATGTCTTTTTTGAACTTTTCCATCATCACCTCGTGGTTCATCTTTGGTAAATGGATTTTTTTCACTACCACCCCAATCACCCTTTCTAGGTTGTTCATTGGGATCTGGTTCTTCACCACCATCATCTTCTGGTTCTGGTTGAGTTGCTGGGTCATTACCCTCCTGTTCAATCTGTTCCATCCTAAATTTATCTTTTTGGTCTGCGATAATACCTTGGAAAATATCTTTCTTTTGTTCATCTGAAAAATCAAATATATGATTATAGACATATTTACGACTTAATAATTTATTATCTAAAGCATCTCTAGCTAAATCCAATTGTTGATTTAATAGTTCAAGTTTTTCCTGTTCATGAATCATAGATGGGTTCTGTAATTCTAATTGAAAATCAATTAAATCGGATGAATCAAATCCTTGTGAATATAGATGAACCACACCTATTTTCATTAATTCACTAACAACAATCTTCTGTAATCTCTCAATAGTACGAGAAAATCTAACATCTTCAGCAGCCAATGTAGCCTTACCACCACTCAATCCTTCTTCATATCCAAGAAATGCTTTCGGTATCCTTAGAGACGCCATAAGTTTGTTTCTCAAGTATTCAATATCCTCAACCGCATCATTGTTAGTCAATCCAGGTAAAGTGTCAATTTCTGTTCCACTATCTCCACCACGAACAGGTAAAAAGTAATCTTCTGTTACACTTTCCACATTATACTTCAAATTATATTCACCAGTCTTTTGATCTATTACTGGTGTTTTCTTCATCTTTTGGATGATTCTCTGCATAAACTGTTCAACTTCTCTTGGTGGTATGTTTCCAACATCAATCTTAAACACACGTTTTTCAGGTGCCCTCATTATCCTATGTATCAACATAGCATCTTCCATAAGAGTCAATTGTTTAAATATCTTCCTACCACCCTCTAACATACTCTTTCCATATGGTAAGAAGTTTGTATCTGATAATAATCTGAAATGTGCTATCTCATAATTTTCTTTGATTTCTTTTTCACCAGCATTAAGCACTTCATATTGTATTAACTGTGGGTTTTTAGGATCATGATCTTCTAATCTTGTCATATCATAAGATGATATTGGTTTTACATTTACCACACCATATTTGTCAACAATATCTAACTGTAAGTAAAAATCACCATATTTTGTCATATTACGAATCCAACTCCACAGATTAAATTCTATGTTCATGATGTCGTAATATAAGTTATGTAGGATTGCTCTAACTTTATTGTTTTCTGTTTTTATATGTAAAACTTCACCCTCTATGTTATCAACTGTTGATTCATCGGAATAAATGTCAAGAGCAGAAGCAATTATAGGGTCTTGATCCATTAACTCATAATCTCTGAATAAATCCATTTTACGAATTTCATAACTAGCTCTTTGATTTTGTGCTGAACTATATGGGTTGGTGTATGTCTTCTGAATCATCTTATTGTATCTTTCGATAAAATTAGATTGAAGAGCAGTTTGTGTATAGTCTAAATCTCTAACGACTAACTTATTATCATCTCTTTTACGAATTATAACATTCGATTGAAATAATCTACCAAGTCTTGTAAAAATATTATCTGCCATAATTTACCCCAATAACCAACTTAAATCTTCTTTTTCTCCATTGATATCTATCTCATATGGATTATTCTTTGGTTTGTTATTATTTGTCATTATTGGTACTTTTTCATTTAAAGTACCAATTGCTCCTAACATACTACTTTGTAATTCATTTCTCTCTGATTGTATTCTGATAGCAGTATCCCTAATCCATAACAATATGGAGTAGGACATTACCAAGTCATCATTATACCCATCAAGAGCCTCAGTTTTACTATTCTTATATATAAATACAAACAATTCATCAATTAACCTCGTAGACTTTAATTTAACCATTTTCTCTCGTGTATACTCTTCCATTTTAGCAACAATCAGAGGTTTGGTTTTCAGTGTAGTGGTAAAACCAGGTATCTTGTTCTTATCAATACTTCTGTATCGATTAGTATGTTTATTATCCTCATCAACCACCAAGTGATTTTTCTCTTGATAAAACAGATTTTCATATCCTCTGTCGATAATTGTCTGTAATGTAGCCCAACCTATGTTGTTATTCTCAACAACCAATAGGGCATCGTTGTACTTTGTGGCTAACTCTATAAGAAAGTTACCAAATTCTGTTGTGCCGAGTTGCCCTTTATATTCCGCAACTTGCTCCATTTCCT